TGTAATTATATTAACACGCATTGCCGTATATGTCAATAGTTTTATTAATATTTTTAAAAAAATTTGCAATAAAAAAAGAGAAGCACGCGGCTTCTCTTTTGTCTTGTTTAGAAAAAGCTCCATCCTGTTGCACCTAGCTCAATGCCTACTTGTGCATTAATCAAGATGAAGTTTATGCCATCAATTAGCTTGTTCATTTTACCCTCTTTTACTTCACAGAGATTTCCCCTTGCTCATTCGCTCGTACTTCAACATCATCATTTGTGACTAGCTTTCCATCTTTGATGATGTAAATTTTATCGCCCTTCACGATGCCCTTCTCTGTACGAGCGCCATCAGATTCAAAATGCTGCCATTCGCCATCAATCATTTGCCAGCCTGTCTGCATAGCCCCGCTAGAATTGAAGAAATAATTCTTCCCCTCAATCATATGCACACCATTTCCGTACATGCTGCCTTCTGTTGGATCTAGGAAGTACCATTTATCATTGATTGATTGCCAACCTATCTGCATCTTGCAATTTATTCCGAAATAGTACCACTTGCCATCAATCTGCTGCCAGCCTGTTACTGCGTATCCATGTTCGTTGAAATAATACCATTCGCCATCGAATTGTTGCCATGTACTCTTGGGATAACTGCCATCAGATTTTCTATACCACCACCCGACGTTGTCTTGTATCCAGCCTGTTGTTTGAAAATTTGGATGCACAAAACCTCGAATAAATCGCCCATTGATGGCTACTCTTCTATATCCTGTCGTGTGGCGATTTCCGATGTTGAATTCGAACACATTAATCATCCCAGAGCTAACTGATACGACAATTCCAACGTGGCTAGCACCTCTGGTGTTGTCGCCTCTTCCATCATCATTCCAATCATAGATGATCCAGTCTCCTGGTGATGGTGTGAAATTGTCGTTTTCAACCCAGATGCCCATTTGCTGCGCTTTCCGCACAATCGTTCCAACATTGTATGAACACGGATATGCATCGCCAAGGCCGCATATGTATGCTACTGCAGATGCGCATGCAGCGCAAAAATTGGCGGTGTATGTCATTGGTGCGCCATCTGGTTTATATTTGTTGAAAACATCAATCAAGGTGCGGTGTGACCCGCCCTTGAATGCCATGCCATTATATCTAATGGCGGTGTTGATTATTTGTTCCCTCTTCCCCATCGCTTAACACCTCTGCTCTTTTTAAATTCTCCGCAATAGCCTCTTCATTTATATTTTTATTTTCGTCTGCTGGCGCTGGCATCTTAAATTCTTTTGTATCGTCTTTTTTTGAGCCTTCGATTAGTTGCTTAAACATCTGATGGAAGCCCGTTGCTGCTAGTCCTGTAACACCGCCCTTCACGATTGCTTCGAAGCTAACGCCTAGACAAATAACGCCGCACACCATTCCGATAACAAAAAGTACCGTTGGGATTATTTTGTTATCAGTCGGCATAAACTTTTTCAATATATATCCTATACAAAGACAAAATACTAGCACTAACGGAATATACATCTTTGAAATAACTTCAACACTCATCATTTAATTCTCCTTCCTATGTTCTAAATGCGTGATTCTCTTTTCATGGTCGTTTAAACGATCATCATGTTGGTTATGCTTGTCCCACATCCTAGAATGCGACTCTCTATCATGGGCCTCTTGCTCTTTTACTGCACATTCAACACTTGTTACATCTGCTGCAAGATTCTCAATTCTCACATTGAGAGCCTTGATTGATGCGTTCAGCTCATTAACGGGCTTTCCCACATAATTATTTAACGCAGAAATTAATCCAATTAACATTGTTAGTCCAATAATCAAGCTTCCTATGAATTCTGGCTTCATTGTTTTTTCCTTTCAATAAAATACACCGCAGATGCGGTGCTAAAGTTAATTGCCAAGCTTCTTGATGCCATATATCCTCACGGGGATCATTGCGGCATTTGTTGTTGATACAGATGTGTTGCCTTGTGATTTATATGTTCCAGCTCCAAAAGTTATTCTATGAGAGCTACCACTCCCAGAGCTTGCAACTGTCCTTCCGTTCGTCCAGAAATTTGTTCCACCGCCACCAATCGATGGTGCGCAATATTTGACCGACTCACCTTTTTTTAAGCTTAAACTAGAACGAGCATTTTCGCCCACGTAGTCACTCCACTCTATGATGTACTCATCATAGCTCCCATCAATCGTTAGCGATTGTGACGAAAATTCTGAATTTGGTCTTGCATTTGACCAGAGAAGTTTTTTTGTTTCGACAGTCGCTAACATCTTCTTGATTTCTATCAATGTTTTGAGAACACTTATCATATTATTTCACCCCCCCTTATGCTCTTATTGATGTTCCAAAGAATGAAGCAAGCTCATTCTCTGCATTAGCGTTATCAATCTTAACATCATCTGTTGATGTATTTAGTTTCTGCAGTTCTTTCTGTAGTTCTTTTTGAAGTTCGTTGATGCTGTTCTGCAATTTCCCAGCTGCAGTGCCATCAATTGCCCCCTCTAGTATGCTCTGCCATCTCGATGTCATTGCTTCAAGTCCAAAGTTAACCGGGAAAGCTGGTGCTACGAATCCGCACAGCTCGCTGTTCGGCCTCTGGTCGAGAATGTTCGCTGTACTGATTTCGGATGCTCCAGCATTGATATATATATCCGCAAGTGCAATTTCAAAATAATTGCTTTCTCTAATCAATGTTGGTGCAACGGGTGTTGTAGAGGGCGTTCCCTCTTTTTTATAAAGCTCAATGTTACGGAAACTATCAGATGTATCTAATCTAGCAACGATTCTATCTATCCTCTTAAGAGATGCATGAGCTGCACTAATCGCGATAGTGCGCGCTGATTCTTCACGTCCTATGCCGCCTTCAACTATGCAGCCCCCTGGCATGATTTTCACCTTCATTCCGCCAGCGGGCTGCACTTGTAAATCAGAGCCATCGCCACTGATTAAACACACACCATTGCTCCATACCGCTTTCACGATATTTCGCACGGTCACATCATCAACAGCTCTATCCCCTTTAGGATTTACATCAAATTTTGATTGAAATGGTATTGATATCATAAATTACCTCCTTAAATGTTAAGTGCAACATATTTTTGTTTATATGGTGTTCCCATCACCAGCTGTACTTCAATCGCATTCTTCCTATGCACCTCTTTAACTTCAACAATTCTTGCTGCAAACATCTGTTCAATATCATCTAGCACAATCGTGCATATATCACCTAAATTGTAATTTTCAAGATAGTAAAATGTGTTTTGCAACACATCTACATTGATGGTTTCTTGCTTCCAGTGATTAAGCATTTCGAGCTTGCCTTGATTTCGCATCTGCTCTCTGATAACAGATTCATTAGCTACTTTTAGCTCAATTCCAGAAACGCTCCCTTGAATTATTTTCTTCGGATAGAGGTCTAAATCTTTTGGTCTATTGTTTTCGTCAATGTAAAATTCGCGGATCATGCTTTTCGTGTTGCCTTGCTCATCCGTGATATATTCTTCATTTTTGAAACCAGTTTCGTCCATAGTCTGGCGAATTTCAATAATCGGAATTACAGCGCTATCATCATATACATATTCGATTTTCGATACATCGCCCCACCCTGTTCCAAAGAATACATTTGCGCGCAAGTCTCGCCCGCTAGTTGGTTTTACCTTATACAGAAAATGTGGCTCTTCTATCTTTCGCATCCACTCTTCCACCCAATCAACATTGTTTTTGTAAGGCGGTGCAAGTTCAATGTTGAAGCTCATTCCATACAAGGCGCATGCATCATATAGAGTTGTTGCGGCACCCGTTCCAGCTTTGAACGAATACACAAGTTCTGGCATCCACTTCGCATCATAATCGCCCCATACTTGACCAACTATTGATGGGGGTATTTCGTGACTTCCTCCAGTTCGCGAATACTGCCCGAGCGCACTTGTGTTAATGTTTGCGAATAAGCCGAAAATAACTGTGCCATCTTTTTCATTCACATTTTCATCCGAATGAAGTGCTACTCCGTCAAGAGCCTTTTCTGCAAAGAATCCAGATATTGTTGCAAAAGTGCCTTGTGAGGTAACTTCATATACAGTTTTCTGCACTATGCCTGTTTCTGGACGTCCTGTATTCTTAACAAATTTCACATGCTGATTCCAATCTTGTGCTGCAAGCCTCACAGAGAAATCTCCAGCTTCGGTCCATTTTCGATTCCATGCCACCTCGATAAAATCGAGATCTTCAAGGCGATTCATAAATTTATCAAAAAACTGAATCATAACCCATCATACCTTCCTATATACTCAATTTCTGTACGTAACGCAGAGCCACCAACTTCGGCATCAACTTTGATAAAGTTATCTCCAAAATCAAGAATGAATTTTCTAAAGTCGTACGGATCATTGTCTGCGCCTAGAGAAATAATTTTGTTATTATGTATTGCGTATGATTTTGATGTATCAATCTCGATTCTATCGCCTTTGCGCATCTCAACATTCAGAATTGCCGTTTTTTTATTCACCGTAACTTCAATATTTTTAGCATATCCAGTTGATGTTATTTCTATGATTGGATGTGCTGGTGATGATCCGATGTAGTTGATTACTTTTTCAGTCGTATGCTCTTCTGCGGAAAATGGCAGCATGATGCCTTGCCCATACGCATGAGGCCACACCCACAAGGCTTGCTTTTTGCTAAAATTCGTTTGTTCGCTTTCAACAGCAAATAAATCTGCATATGTTGATAAGAATCTAATTGTTAAATCTTTCATCTTGTACACATTTCCAAGCGGAAAGTTGCTTGCTGTTATCTGGCAATCTTTTGCGATTCGCTCTGTTCCTAAATAATTGATATGTAAATCATATTTCATACGGCTATTATGGAAAGCTATCGCTTGCATTCTTTGCAGATTGTAATTTTCTGCATCTAGGGGGCGCGCAACAATTTTCATGTCACGCGATACCCTTCGTTGCCCAGTTATTATGTCGCCATCACCAACTCCCCTTGCTTGCTTTGATGTTTCAATTTCTGGAAAATCAAAACCTTCAAGGGCGCGAAGCTCCCAACTATCTGATTGATAATTGAAAACCTCACCATCAGAGCGGATAGCTTTTAGTGAAGCAATGTGTTTCATTTTCCTACCTTCCCGCAAGCCCCATGATTACAGCTTGCCTCTTCAGTGCTCTCTCTGTATCAATTGGACTTTGTACAGGCTCGTGGAAGTGGATAACTTGTGTTACCACAGTTTGATTGCCAGCGCCCATTGGTGATGCTGCAATTGTGCCTGTATCGAAGCTTCCAACTGTCATGCGCTCTTTCAGCGCATCCATATTAGCGCCATAAGAATTCAAAACTTTCGAGAAGGTGCGCTCACCACCTTGCATAAGTCCAGCATTCATCATCTCGCCCACCCAGATTGTGAATCTTGACGGAGAATGAATATCTAGCACACTTGTAATCTTCTTCTTTATCGCACTTGCCTTGTTGCCTATCCATGAAATCAGATGATTAAACTTGTTCATCATTCCTTGTTTCAAACCTTCGATAAGGTGCGCACCTATTCCGAGCAGTGAGCCTACACCTCTTTTGATAGCGCTCGGGATTCTTGCTGCTTTAGATGCAACAGTTGATATCACATGGCCGAATCCAGATGCGATGCCTCGCGCCAGTGCTGCAATGATATGTGCTCCAGCTGATAGCAATGCTCCCGCTAGCGCAACGATCGCTGATACGATTGCAGCCAGCACTTGAGGTATGTGCGCAACAACAGATGGGATTGCTTGCACTATGCCTTGTCCGAGAGTTATCAATAACTCTGTTCCCGTCTGAATAATCGTTGGCCAGTTCTGTTTTACAAAATTAGCGATGCCTGTTATTGCGTTGGCAATATGTCCCACTATACTCGGAAGTGAATTCGCAAACCCTTGCACGAGATTTTTGAGCATTTCAGCACCTTCTTGGAAGATTGATGGTGCGTGTGCACGAATCATCGAGCCTATATTGCCAATGATTGAGCCTATCGATGATAGTATCGCGGGCGCACTCGCAACGAGTGTTTGCCCTATAGCTAGCGCCATTTGTCCTATTGCTGAAATCAATGCTGGTGCTGCTTGCACAATTCCATTAATAACTGCAGTTAGAACTTGAATTCCAGCTTGTGCTATTTCTGGACCATGCGCACTTATCATCGTTGCTACTGATGAAATTTTATCCGCTAGACCAGTCGCGAATGCTGCAACCTTCGCACCCACATTTTCAGCAGATGCACCAAGTTTCCCGAATATCGCAACAAGTGCTACTATTCCCGCAACAACAAGAATTATAGGATTTGCTGCAAGCAACCCCCATACTCTCGATAATAACGGCAACATCCTTGATATAGTTGTAAGAGAGCTTCCAAATGCTTGCGCGAATTTTCCGACAAATATTGTGGCTGGTGCAAAGATTGCTAGTCCGCCAGCGATGCCCAGGATTGCTGATAGTGCTCCGCCAGATAGTCCCGCAATTTTACCAGCAAGGCTAGAAAATTTTTCTTGAACAGCTGTAATAGCTGGTAGTAAATATCCAGCCATTTTAGTTCCAATAATTTGAATAGCTCTAGCGGCTACCATCTTAATGATGTCTATTTGGTCATTGAATGCGTTGGCTCTATCAAGTGCACTCTGGCTGATTGGCTCTAGCTTGTTTTTTCTAAATATTTCAGAAACTTTCCTATAAGTTTCACCACCATCAAGAATTAATGGATTGAGATCCGCTGCAGATTTACCGAAGATAGCCATTGCATATGCATCTCGCTCTGTTGCGTTCTTCATTTTGCCAAGCTTCAAAATAGCTTCGTCATACACCGCATTGCCATTTCGCAGATGCCCAGAACTGTCTGTGACGCTTATCCCGAGTGCGTTAAATGCCTTTGCCGCAGAGCCACTTGCGGACTGTGATGCTGCCAGCATATTCTTCTTCAGTTTGCTGTGAGATTTTGCCAGTGTTTCAACTGGAACATCAACGAGCTCTGCAGCTGATTTGTACATTTGCAAATCTTTTGTACTGATTCCGTATTGCTTTGACAAAGTATTTAAATCATCAGCTTGCCTTGCGGCCTTATACGCAACTCCGCCAAGTGCCGCAGCTACTACTCCAGCTGCTATTGATACCGCTTTCATTTTCTGCCCAACAGCTTCAATCTTCTGCCCTAGCAGAGTGTATTTTGCTCCGAGTTGACCTATTCTTGTTTGCGAAGCTACATATCGAGCTTGTGCTTTTTCGAGCTGTGCAATCTTCTGTTCTGTCGCAATTATTTCTCTCTGAAACTTGCGATATTCATCCGCTCCGATATCGCCTCGCTCGAATGCAGCTTTCACCTTCTCTTGATTTGCTCGTAAATCCGCAAGATGTTTTTTCGTGCCGATTAGCTGTTCATTCAGAATCTGCCCTTTTTGCTTCATGAGTGTAGTATTGAGTGGGTCATTCTTCATTAGCTTATCGACAGAGCTCATCTCGCTATGCATGCTTCGTGTTGCTGCCTGTGCCTTTTTTACCGCTTGGATAAATTTGACACTTTTCCCAGATATTTCAATTTCTAATGCTTTTTTCGCCATGTCATTTACCCTTCTGCGAACCTATCAAAGAATTCTTGCGGAGGTGCTTTCTCTTTGTTTTCTTCGTAATAGTTATCATTAATTTTTTCTGTCATAATGTCGTAGACTAGCCCTATATCCATTTCTTCAATGTCTTTTTGGCTAAGTCCTATTTCTGTGCATCTCAAATAAAAAAGAGCAGTCGTGAATTTGCGACTGCTCTCTATTTTTTTTCGCTGCCTTCGCTGCCTCCTGCCTCTTCAGCTTCAACAAGTGTTTTCTCACTATCTTCCCATAGCTCGAAAGCCTCTGTTACAAGTTCAATTCCATCCATCATCTCAAACTGCTCTAGCCACTCTTCAACTGTTGCTGGCTTTTTATCTACACACATAATGTATGCCATATCTTCCATTAGCCCCATGTCAACTTGCTCGATATCTACATTGGCAGCCTCTACATCGCCATTTTGAAGAGCTTTCATCGTTTCCGCATCAACATCTTTACATATATTTGATAGTTCCATTAGCATGTCACGCTTGAAATGATTTCTGAACTTCCTCGGTGTTGCTGCCGTTGCTGCGAAGTGGTGCTCTTTTCCATTCTTGATAATTGTCTTTTTAGCCATTGTTCTTCTCCTGTGCTAAATCGCGAAAAACCTCGCCATGCTTTTGCTGGCGAGGTAATAAAGTTTTTTATTAAATTGTTTAAGCAAAAGTTGGCACTTTCGGTGCGGTGTACCAAGCTTCATATACTTCTGGCTTTGTCTGCACAGATGATACCTTTCGTCTTCCGATTCCTGGAAGTCCAGCCGCCTTAATTTTAATCTTTATTGGCTTTGGCTCATTCGATTCCTTCTTCGTTTCAGAGCTGGTGCTTGGCATCGCAGCTTTGCAGTAGAAATATAGGAATCTTCTTGCCTGTGTGTCTTGGTCGAATTCGAACGCAAGCGCGAAATAACTGCCCTTGTCTGAATCGCCATTGACGATATTTCCATCTGTATCCCGTTTTGCCCCTAGATGCGATGTCTGGAAATCTTCTGGAATCTGGAACATTTCAAGTTCGAGTTCTTCTTTCTGGATCGCCTCAATAATAGCCCACGTTCCATCATCTGCATATGTAGAGTTTGAATCGCCCGATACATCTGCACTTAAACTAACAGCTCCCCTCCAAGGCTTGCCCGTTCCGAGTGTCAGCTTGTTTAGCTTCTCATCCCATGTTGCGGGATAGTAGTGCACGTTTTTAAGTCCAAGATGATATTTAGCCTCTGGCTTTGTTGGTTCTGGCATTTTCGTTTCTCCTTTACTTTAAATCAATATTTTCTTCAAATATTCTTCGAACATCATTAGCGCATCCAGATATCGTTGAATCAACAAATGGATGCCCATGTTTAGTTGAATATTCAAGAATATTCACAAGCGGCACAGATGTGCCGCCCTTTCCTCTAACTTTCTTTGTGTTGGTTATAATTCTTTTATGCGCGCCCTTCTTGATTTTCCACTTCGATGCAAGATGCCCGCCACTACCAGCTCCGCTAGGTGACGCATTTTCTAATTTCGCCTTAACTAGGTCCGCAGCTTCGTCCACAGCTTTATCTGTTAGCTTAACAACTTGCATGCCCGCTTCTTCCAAAATTTCATCAACAAGGATGTCGAAGTTGGCCATTGTACATTTCATTTACAACCCCCACGAAAAATACAACAGTTCGTAGCCTGTTGTGTCATAGCCTATTCCGTCAATGTCGCCTAGTTCAAATGCGCCACCAGGGCATGTGAATTCCGCATTGATTAGCGCGTTTAATATTTCTCTTTCTCGAGCTCTAACCTCTTTGAGGTTCATGCTTCGCGCATGATAATATCTCAAGATTAATTTATCTTGCCCGGCAACTAACACATCATCTTGATATGTCTGCGATGGCATTGAGCTCACAGAATACACGCAAAATTCTCTTGGTGCAGATTCTAGATCTGGCAATTTACCCGCATAAGTTTTCACTTGCGGATAGATCGCATCGTCTAGCGCTTTCTTCAAAATTAAATCGCCATTAACTGCGAACATAGCTATTTCCCTTCATACCTCTTCAGCATGAAATTCATCATGCGATTTTGCTTTTCATTTACTCCTGAATACAATTCATAACAGTTCGGATTCAATCTGTCTGGCTGTCCGTCCTTGAGAATATCAGCACCATTCTTTGCAACAACAACTCGCCTGTGTGCTAGGGCCTCATATAGATTTGGTGCGAACGGCATGCGCACATTCACACTCTCTGTAATTCCCGCTGTCATAGCGGCAGCTTGAACAGCTCCATATGTACCGCTCCAACTTGCATAATATGTTGTTGCTCCGTTGTCTTCCGCGACCTTCTTCCATCTTGTTTGATTGTATCCGCCAGCAACATATTCATCTTGATCTACGATATAGAATTCTAGTGGTGTATCAATTCGCATCTTATACACCTCGATTCTGTCCGATATCAAATATCAGCATTGGATCTATTGCAGAATGGTCCGCCTCTGTATTCAGATTTCTTTTTACGATTTTGGCAATTGCCTCAATCGCCTGTTCATTCTTGATGCCTTTTTGCGCATCCTCTTCAAAATCACTTCTGCGCCATCCAGCATTAATCAAGGCGGCTTGGGCCGCCTCAATCATGCTGTTAATCATCTCATCTTGTTCTGGTGTGGAATAGACGATGCCCACACGCATTTTGATTTTGCTTGTTAGTTTTGCATTCATCTGCTCCACCTCTCGAACTATGCGAGCTTCTTAATTGGCAAGAATGCTTTGTAGCCAGCAACGACTCCGCCTAGATGCTGATGTCCGAAGAATGCAATCTGTCCTTTGTCCTGGTAGATTGCGTCATTTTCTACAACTATCATGTCGGAGAACTCTGGAAGCTCATACTTCTGCGGATCTCCGTATACAGCGAATGTCTTGCCCGCTACCTCTGCAGAGAATGCCTTGAAACCGCTATTGATTGAGAATGGCACTTCTAGTCCGCCCTTCGCCTCGGAGATTGTGCCGCCTGTTCCTTCAAACTTCACATTATACGCTGGGTCTCCACTCTTGAGCTCAACAGCAAGAAACTCATTAAGTGTGTTCTTGTTTAGAAAGAGTGTAAGTGGAGATGTTACATCCTCATCGCCACCATATGCCATGATGATGTTGCGGAGTGTGTTCTTGTCGAATGCCCTAACATCTAACTTATAATCTGCTGGCATAACTTTTGCTGGTGCGTTTGCGATTCCGCGAAGATGCCCAGTTGTTCCATCGCCAGCAACAATCTCTTTTGACGCCTTCTTGCGTAGTGACTTCTTCACATTGTTAATGATTGCATCGAGGTAATCAATTGTATTGAGCTCCTTCACCTCTTCATTAACAATAGCCTTTGCTGTCAGCTTTGTTGCAACAGTATCGTTGGTGTTGAATGTGCCTTCTGCTGTTGTGTATGCTCCAGCCTCTGCAGTGTAATCTGCATCAGCAACATCAACTTCGAATGCTACTTCATATCTTGCAGCGCCCTTCATTGGAACGTGTGCAACAAGGTCAATTGCCTGTGCGACCTGGTTCGGTGCTTCCTCTAGTGTTTCCTTGTATGCTGTCGGCTTCTGTGTGGAAGAAGATGCGATTGCTCTCTTCTGTATCTCTCTCTGTGCTTCTGCTGAAATTACAGTTGTCTTTCCGCTTCTGATTTCAGCAGCTAGCTTATCGAGGTCAATGCCCTTCTGCTCCACCTTCTCTGCATCGTGATTTGTCTTCACGATTTCTGGCTGTGCACTAGATCTCTCTTCTGCTGCTTTCTCCTCTGGTGTCTTCTCTTCAAGCTTTCTAGCCTCTTCAATCTGCGCATCAAGCTTCTTTAGCTCTAGCTTGATTTCGTTCAGCGCTTCTTCGCTTTTAGCCTCTGCGATTTCTGCAATCTTCGCAGCTCTCATCTCTAGTAGTTCTTTTAATGTCTTCATTGCTTTTCTCCTTAATTAGATCATCTTATACATTGCTTCAAGTTCTAACTTCTTTTTCCTCAATTCAAAATCATTCGCATCATCCATGCGGCTCTTCTTCTCGCTATCCAGCAATTCAAAGCTCCTCGCATAAATTGAGGTGCTATCATAAAATGGCACATCTACAACGCTCACATCATAGAGCTTTTCGATGTCCGTGATAGTTCTGGTTATTTTGAGCTTGTCGCCCTCTTCAACATACTCCCATTTGTCTGTTCCTTTGCGAGTAGTAAAAGCGAAGCTCATTTTGTCTAGCAGCCCACTCTTAATTGATGTATATACATCTCTGTTAGATGATGTATCAATTAACTCTGAAACGATATCTAGCCCCTCATGGCTCTTGATGAGCTCAAGGCTCTTGTTTCTCGTTCTTGCCATGATAAGGAATTCATCATGGTGATTGTATCTAAGCGGCACATCACGCATATCCGTGTTGTCTAGTGCGCCCGGTGCAATTATTTCTGTATACTCTTCATCTCCAAACTGATATGTCTGTGGTGAATTAAATACGATGGCGCGTCCCTCAATATTCATTCCCTCTTCATCGGTCGCTCTAATCTCCATCATTCTTCTTTCAAATTTCGGCTTGCTCATTATTCTTTAGTTCCTTTCCCCACTTGATAATCTGCTGCATTATCAGTATTAACAAAATTAAGTGATTGCATTCTTGTGTGGCCTTCACCATCTGGCAACGGCTCAAGTCCAAATAGCTCTGTTCTGATTTCGTCAAGATACATTAGCCCTGTGTTTGTTGCGAGTGTCGCAAGGCTGATGCTGTCTTGTGGTGTCAGTCTCTGCAGCATAAGAAAATAGCATCGCACTTGATGTCCCACGTCTTTTTCGCGTTCAGTAAAACAATGTGCGGTGAATGCCTCTTCAAACTGCTTAATAAATGGCTCGATACAGCTCTGATAAAAACTTGTATAGTCTTCTGAATCGTATTCGCCAGACAGAATAGCCAATGATACTCCGTATCGCTCGCACACATTTTCTTTTAGAAATTTAAGTGTGCCGCTGTCAACCTGTGCGAAATCAATTTTTATTGGTGTAAAATCGCCAGCAAGATCCGTTGCGATAATGCCCGTCTTACTCTTCATTATGTGTGATTCAAAACTATCACGAGTTGAATTGAGCTTTTCGCCATCAACAATTGACTTTACAGCATATACACCTTTAATTTGTAAACTTGCCTCGATTGATTTCGGCAGCCCTTCAATTGTCTTATGCAAAGCATCTACACTGTGCATCACATTCGCATCATCTGGCCTTCCGTAATCATTACCGCCCAGCACCATGTTAGTTCCTCTTCGCCACTTGATGTTGATTAGCTCGCTCTCCGGGAGAGTGAATGTTGAACCATCTGCGAAGGTCATTTTGATTTCGATGTAATCATCACCAATGCCAACATCAACAGTTTTGGGTGATAATACATAAAATGCTTTGTACCACTTGATTAAATTTCCGCTAGCGGTTCTTCGCCATTCGTATTTTGGATATATCCAGCAATTCATGTGCTTTCTTCTGGTCCATTCAATCGCTGCCAAAAAGTCACTTGTTGTCTGATACTCGTTAGGCTTATATCTGAATAGCCTTGTGATATCATCATTCGCAACTGCTGTGCCCTCACCAACAACAACTGATTTAATTTTGATTTTAGAAATCTCACTGGCAGTTCTATCTATGCAGTTATTGATAAAATCAGATAGATAGATATCGTTACCGCCTATCCCTTGTAAAATTGTTGGACTGCCAAGCGGATAACTAGAGCCGCTTCCGTTTATTTGCGATATGCCGAGCTTGTCGGCTAGCCATTCTTTTAATTTCATCTTCGCTCCTAAATCATTGAATATTCATTTCTGTAACTTTGATAAACAAAAACAGCATCAAGGTAGGATGCTGCTCCGTCTATTTTCATTTCGCGCTTGATTCGCTTCGGCATGATGCGCCCTATATTATCTTGTTTATAACTGCAATTTTTGAAGCACCAATATGTCACAGGGTTGTTCTGATAATTGATTTTCTTTTGCCTCAAGTTCTCTTCGGTGTTGTTCATTGGATTTGAAAGCCCTTTTGCATCTTGAGGCACATTTTCAAGTATGCCATCACCGAATAATTCTTTGTGTCGCTTGATGTACGATTTAGCAAATCTATTATCATAACCGCCCTTAAATGGCAGCACTCCGAACTCCTTATACATCTGATATTCATAATCAGCAACAATTGCTGTATCGATATCAACATCATCAACAATTGTTATCCATCCATCGCGCGCCCATTGCTCATAGTTAGCGCCAGCTTTTTCATCATTGCGATATTCAAGCTTGCTCTTCGGCATCCAGAAATGTTGATGCGCCAGAAATTCTGATTCTGGCTGAAATAGCATTGTTAGACACATAAGGTCTGTTGTAACAGCTAAATCAACTCCGCCCAGATACATGCGCCCTCGCACATCTTCCATGTCGAATGTTTTTTCATTTCTGATGATTTCTGGATCTAGCCAGGCATTCGCGTTTGATTGCTTGATGTTAAAATCCTTGCACAGTGTCCAGCTTCTCTTTGTCGAGCTGCCTCTAGCCTCTTCAACTTCTCTAGTTAAATAGCGCATCTTCTTTGATACACCAAGATTCGGATTAGCTTTCACCCAGCTATCAGGATTCGTCCAGACTTCCTCTTCATTATCCATCGTGTACAGAAAATATAGCGATTGGCCTCGCTCGCGCTCACCTTTTAGCACAGCTTTTGCCTCTTGAATCTTCTTGTCAAGATGCCCATCGTCAACCGTGCCTTCCGTGGTTATTTCAATCATCAAGCATTCATCCTTGGTGCTCATTGATTGCACTAGCGGTTCGATAAGTGTTTCATCTTCCATTTCGTGTGATTCATCAACAATCGCCAAGTCAATGTTGCGCCCTTCCTTGCCTTTTTTTCGCGCGGATATCTTCTTGATTTCAGCTTTATTTTGTTTGCTGAATTTTCCTGTTTTTCGTCTCTGTTTCCTGTTGCCAAAATAGATGCCTGTGTTATTTCGTCTTGTCACTCTTTCAAGTGATGCCGATAAATCACGCATCGAATCAATTTCGGTGAATACGATATCAGCTTGCTCATAGTCATTGCTGGCGCAAAATATCACAGTTCCCCAGTTGCCGCAAAAGAATTCTGCATTGCCTAGAGCTGCGGCCAATGTTGATTTGCCATTTTTTCTCGGAATGAAAAGAAGTACATATGTGTATTTCCGTATGCGCTCGCCATTTTCATTAAGCACATAGAAGCCATATGCAGCTTCAATAATAGCTTTTTCCCAGAGTTCTAAATAAACAGGCTTCCCGGCGAATGGCGATTTCGTATGCTTGCACTTTGCCTCAATGAATCTAATTCGCTTGTGAGCCTCTTCAACATCAAAGATTTCATCTGGCTTTTCAATATCTTCAAGCAGCAACTTGTATTGCAGCTTAATCCACCAACACGCAGGGATTTCGCCACTCTGTATCTTATTTGCGTATTCAATTAAAAAAGAGTGTGTGCCACTCTTTTTACATAAATTCATTCAATTCGTCCTCTTCATAATCAGCATTACTGCCTAGATGGCGCTCAAGCATCTGCATGATGTTCACCATCTGTGCTCTTTGCTTTAAGATTTCAGCATTGAGCGGATTAGCTTTCAGGAGTTGAGGATTGCGAGGGTGTCTCAACACTATGCCGCCACTCTCTTGCAGTGCCTCATGCAACTGTTCAAGCCCAGCTTCACATCTTGCAAGGTTTAAAATCAATCCCTTCATCTTGTCGAATTCTTTGCACCCTTCGTTATCTTCGTCTGGCGGGCAAAATAATTCAAGATAATATTCATTTAGTTTCGCGATTTTCTGCTCTTCTTGCTTTATCTCTTTTTCTGTCATTAGATTTTTCACTTTCTCAAAATTTCAAAATCAAAAAGTCAAAATTTCGATGCGGATGTTTTTGGTGAGGGGGCTCGGTTCTATAGGACCTCTCTCAATCATCAATGATGGGGGGTCACTCTTCAAAATTTACAAAATAATTTTTTATTATTTGTGTAGTATGTGTTGGTCTCCCCTCTGCTCTCTTGATGCATTCACCCTCGCTCGTGTCTATGTGTACTAGCTCTGCTCCTAGTCTGCGAGCAAGTGCCTCGCGCTCACCTCGATGCGGCAAGCCAGCCACAATGTATGCATCATTAAATCTTCCGTATCTCGTTTTGATTATGTCATATAATGTATCGCGTATCTTAAATGCAATAAAGCGCAGCCCATCACTGTGCTCGTGTCCGTCTTGTCCTGTAAGCATTTCATATATCATATCTAAATCAACAATGATATCATTCGTGCTCATTCGCTCTAATGCATATGTTGTCTTGCCACTACAAGGCGCACCATAGATTATATATATGTGATGCTCTGTGTAGCCGAAGCGATTATGTTCTTCATCGTGGCAACTATTGCATAGAATCTCAATGTTATCTGGATTTAATGATATGCTCGCATCATTAACATTTGATGGTGTTAGAAGCACCTTATGATGCGCATGTAGCTGCTTCATATCAGCAACGCGCCCACACCGCTGGCACTTGCCACTATTTAGCCTTAACAAGTATGATAAATCTCTCCATGCTTTCGAGTGATAGAATGCATCAATCTCCTTGCAATGTGCTGGCATGTTCTTCTCCTACTATTACCACTTATCCTCTTGCTTTTCTTTTTCGAGCTTCAAACGTTCTTTATTAATCTGCGTTTGATTATTCTGGAACTCTGTTGCTTTCGTCTTCCATCTATCGCCTCTCCTGTTCTGTAGCCAGTAAATTATAGCTGTTACACTCGGAGTGATATATCGTTTTGTTTTCTTGCGAACAATCGTTCTGTTGCCCTCTTCGTCCTCTTCTATCTTCACAGTTTCTTCTTCAACGTAATAACCTTTAGTGAGGTTATATAAAGCCTCTTCAACCTCATCATCATATTCGTCCTTGCCCTTTTTGAGAGCTTCTGCGAACTCTGGAAATCTCTTCTTCCATTCGTACAATGTGACCTTACTTATTCCAATCTTCTTGGCTATGTCGATGTCGCGCGCACCATTGCGAGCCATGTGCTCTAGTTGCTTCAACTTATCTTTATTCAGCCATTCTTTATACTTGCCATTAGCCACACTATCTACTCCTAGTTATATTCGCTTTGCAATTTCGCCTGTGTACTTTTCCCATCTATCAATTATTACATCACAATACTTTGGACTCATCTCCATTACAAAGCAATTTCTACCTAACTGCTCACATGCAATAAGTGTTGAACCGCTTCCACCAAATACATCTAAAATATTGTCGTCTTCATCTGAAAAGTCTTTCAAAATATCGCCAAGCATTCTTACAGGCTTTTGAGTTGGATGCACTCTCTTCTCCTGTTCGCCCTCTCTTATCATGCCATTCCATAACTGATGATAGATTCGTACTGGTGTTTTAAAGCTACACCACGCAAGCTCACCATCAGCGAATGTATTTCTGATACCACTATCAACTCTTTTATCCCATACAAGATAGCTATCGCTAAACGGCAAAAACTCTGTGAAGTAGTTGCCCCCCCATATAATGCATCTATCACATATTGTTAGCAGTATATCGCACGCCTCTTGCGCGGTATCTGTTGTTTCATCAGCGATTATCTTTTCATAATCTCCTTTTTTTGCAACTGTTACTTTGAATTTTGCTCCCACCTTCCCACTGTCTGTTACAACGTTGATTCCATATGGCGGGTCTGTCAACACAACATCTATTTTGCAATCATCCAGCAGCAAATTTACATCATCAATGTTTGTTGCATCACCACACATCAATCTGTGTCGTCCAAGTTGAAATATATCACCATACTTCGTGCGTGGTTCTGCTGGTGATGTTCCGAGGTATTCATCCTCTTCAGCTTCTATCTCTTCTAAATCAAGTGTGAGTTCGAAGCCAAAATCTTGCATATCAATTGATTTAATTTTGCCCAGTTCTTCTTCTAGGATTTCTAAATCAAAATCAGTGTTCATGGTGAGCTTGTTGTGTGCCAGAATGTATGCGCTCTTCTGCTCTTCCGTTAGGTGTTCGAGCCTTATAATTTCAGCCTCTTCATAGCCTAATTGCTCCAGTGCCATCAATCTTCCGTGACCTTCTATCACAACATTATTTTCATCAATGGCGATAGGATCATTATTACCGAATTGAACTATACTTTCTTTTATCTGGTCGAGCTGCCACTGTGGATGGAGCTTTGCATTATTCTCATTCGGTTTTATTTCTTTGATAGCGATTTTCTCTATTTTCATTCTAGCCTCTTCAGCAGTTTTTATATTTGTATTAACGCAAGAAAAAAGCGACGATGCTGAATTTTCAACACCTTCGCTCTCCCCTGAATCCTTATTATTGCACTTATACTATATCAAGTCGGATATGTGCATTTAAATGATTTTTAGTGATTTATTTTGTTTTTTTCGCCCTAGCTATTTTAAGGGGTAAGTATGGTTAATCTTCCTTGCTCTGTTCTTTTAGTTGGTTATCGAGTTCTTTCAGCGCTCTTCCGTGCAATGTCAAAGTCCATCTTTTTGCTGCATTTATGGCTTTTGCGATATCATCCCATCTCTCACCTTCAATGTATCTTCTGCGCAGAATTTCTGCATATGTTGCATCACTCATTTTGTAAATTTCATTTTCGATTCTTAACCTCTGCTTCCAGAGCTCTGCAATCAATAATTCTTTCTGATCTCGAATTGCTGCCAACTTTACTGCGGTGTTCTCGGTGACCTTACTTATTCCAGAGCCATGTGGCTGTGAATCATAGCTAACTGCTTTCACACCTAGTGTTTCTTCGATGTCTTGAATCTGCCTCTCAAGCTGCCTTATCCTCGTAATGATTCTTTTGTAGCCTTCAAGAAATTCTCTCGCTATCATGCTTCCTTCCTTTCCGCACTTCAAGTGCCTACAGCACATCCCAGATTGCTGTATTATCTTGCAGCTCCATATCAAGCTGCCTTATATCTTGCATGCGAATATATGTTTCGTTTCGCTTCAGCTTTCTTCCCTTGCGCCATACCTTCAATCTTGGAACAGCTTCCGTTGATATCATTTGATATTCGATGTGCTCAAGCCCTGTTACAGGATTGGTATATTTGCGCACAGACTCTCTATCTATCTCATACCCCTTGATTGGCTTTAGCTCATCAAGATTTTGAAATAACTGTGATATCGACACCCATTCTCTCTTAACGACTGGTCTCTTCAAATTGCGGCTTGGTTTCCATCTTCTCTTTGTAGAGTTGCCAGGTTCTCTGAAAGTCTTTTGTGTTTCTTTTATTAAATACTCCGCAAGCTTCCTGTAGTTGCGTGACTTATCCAATGTTGATAGCCAGATGTGACCGCACTTCCACTGCTTATCAATTATTCTGCTGTCGATATAGTTCATCACAACATGGTGGTGCACTCTGTGATTCTTATATTCTGTTACTGCGATATAATAAAATTCTTTATCTAGTTTCTGATACTCCCTTCTCATTCTCTTGATCCAATTGTCAAGTTGTCGATTAGCCTCTTCAACGCTAACAATTTCTGCGTATGTTAGCGTTGTGTGATAATCACCTGGAAAAAAGTTTAGGTTCAACAATCTTGTGAGCATTTTTGTTGCGAGCATATCATTATTCTTTTTAACCGCATCTGGTGTGGCTTTTTCTTTTCTTTTTCTTTTGCCCTTGTGTGGAAAGCTAGCTTTGATACATCTATCTATGACTGCTCCCGCTATGCATGTTTCTCGAATAACTCTTTCTAACATTTTGTGCTCCTCTTAATAGCCCTACTGTTAATACTCTGATGAACCTTCATGGCGGATTCTCACCGCCTCTTTTTTTCTTCTATATATAATGTAATTTTTTGTTTAAATTGCAGATGGCATTTAGCCATCTGCGAATCTATATGCTCTGCGGTTTATTTGTTTTGTGTGCTCTTTTTATTATTGGTATTAAATTGTAACCGCAGATTCATATCACCACTTATTTAGCCTGTGTCCCTCTTCAGTGAGTTCACAGATATATACTCCGTATGATCCGTTGCTGTACTGTTTATCTGTTTCAATTTGTAAAATGTATGGAGCAAGCTTTTCTAGTTTGCTTCCATTCACTAACTCAACATATGTCTTATCAACAGATACTGTTTTCTTAATTATTGCCATTTAGTTTCTCGCTTTCATTTATGATGATGTCTTCAGCTGTGATAATCGTTGCTTTCTTCCCCCAGCTCCGCTCTTCGCATCTTTCCTTCGCTTTTTCCAAAGCCTCGCTCTTTGTTTTTGCGATTACGTTTTTTTCTTCTTGGAGATAAATTCGATTATCCATATCAAGAAATGCGACTCTCACCTTCCATCTTGTTATCACTCTGTTATTACTGTTGTTTTTTTCTTTTAAAAGCTCTTTAATTTCTTTAAGCTCTCTTAAAATCTCTTTGTTTTCTTTTCTTCGCTCGTCTCTTTCTTCACTTGCGAGAGTTTTTATGTTTTCGAAAAGTTCTTCACGGTTCATCTTTTGCCCTCTTTATTTGCAGCTTTTTGCTTGCTCTAGTTCTTGCTCTGTTTCCGCATATCCTAGAAGATGCTTTCCGATAGCTTTAATCTCTTTCTTGCTAAATGTTTTTATTTTTCCTTCCATATATATTCCAATATATCTTGTATCTCGAACTGTCCGCTTTGCATTTATGATGAGCTGCGCTATCTCCCACGGAGTTCCATCGTTGGGAATTATGATTGATTCTTTTTTTATCGCCTTTAGCTCTTTAAGCCATGCAGCTATCTGCTCATGCTCTTCTCTGTATCCATCGCAATTTGTTGCTGCAATTTCTTCTGAATGCTTTATTGCCTCTTCATATGTCATTTTATTTCTCTCCTAAAATGGTATGTCCTCTTCAGTTGCCTCGAATGCATCAGGCATCTCTTCACCGAACTGCGGTGCTGTATCTGTATATGCTTCATCTGGCTGCCTTGGAGTTCCTTGCTGGCTGCTGCCCAGGAACTCAACATTGTTGGCAATTACATCTGTTGTATATACTGTTTGCCCCTCTTTGTTCTTGTAGCTGCCTGTTTGGATTCTACCGTTAACAGCTACTTGTTTCCCCTTATGTAAATATCTGTCGCAGTTTTCTGCTTGCTTTCCGAATGTTGTTATTCGGATGAAGTCAGCTTGCCTCTCTTTCCCTTGTGATGTTGGTCTATCAACTGCAATGCTAAAATGTGTTACTGCAGTTTGATTGCCTGGTGTATACACAAGTTCTGGATCTCTTGTTAATCTGCCAATCAGTATTACTGAATTCATTTCTTTTCTCCTTTAGAGGTCCGCAATAAACATCAAAGATGCTGTTGATAAAAGCGCTGTCATAGTTAATATCTGTTCTTTTATGTGCCCAAACATTTCAATAAATACTGGGAGCACACCTATATAAGCTACTCCCACTACTATTGCAGCCATCACAACTTTTGCTTTCTTTTCTTCTTCGTTTCGTTGAAAATAGTCATGTGTTGCGGCACCTACTACTATAATTAGCAGTGTTATTATTGGTGTTATTAACATGTTTAACCTCTTTTCTTTCTTTCCTTCTCATCTATCATTCTTCTATATATAGTGCTGTGTCTTCCGTATATCATGCCTATTAGTTTAATTATCATGTTCACACTCCTTTATCTTTTCGCCGATCGCTTTAACAACATTCACTGTGACTCCGTTTCCAGCTTGCTTGTATAATTGGCTGTTACTGTTTACGAATTCTGCTTTTTCGAAATAATCATCTGTCCACCCTTGTAATCTAAAGCACTCTTTAGGTGTCAGCTTTCTAATTGCTAAATAGCAATTATACTTTTCGCTCCACACTGCCCAGATGTCTTTCACACCTTTTGTTGCTTCTTTGACCTTGATTGCGATTCCGTGTTGGTCTTGAGCTGTTAGAGTAAACATATCTTCCCCAGCTTCCTTGCATCTTCTTCCATTTTGGCGCTTTTCTGTTCTAGCTGGTGTTAAAACAGGAATTGCAATGGCTGTATCATCGCTTCTTCTCTTCGATACTCCGTAATCTTTTGTCATAAGGCAGTTCGCAACTTGTAGCTCCTGTGGTTTGTTGGATGATTTGTCTATACCAAATGCATATAGCCCTGTTTTCGCGCCAACTCCGCCAGCTTGTGCGTTCTGCGTGCAAGCGATTCCGTTGCTATCATATACTTGGTGCGCCTGTGCTCCGCCAATTAATTGCCTTGTACTATTTTCTCCGCCATTTCCCGTGATAGGAAATATCGTGGCTCTGCGTCTTCTTCGATTATGTCCGATAACGTATACGCGCTCCCGATTTTGCGGAACATACCATCTAGAATTGATAATCTGCCATTCTGCATCGTACCCGAGTCGGTCCATTTCAGCGAGGATTGACAAGAAGTCGAGTCCTCTGCCAGCAGACAGCATTCCTTTAACGTTTTCATATATAAGCCATTCGGGCTTATTTGTTTCTTCTGTTTCTTCCAAGATTCTAAAAATTTCTCGCACAAGACTGCTTCGCTCTCCGTCAAGTCCTGCTCTTCTTCCAGCGATGCTGAAATCTTGACAAGGTGCTCCGAAGGTCCAGCAGTCTGCAACTGGCATATTGGCAGCTCTAACTGCTCGAACATCATTTGCATACCATTCTCCATTGAGGTATTCACTTTTCAAAATCTCCTTCTGTCTTTTCTTTTTATCTTGTTCACCAAGGCGAGCTCGTTGCTCTTCCGTTATGGTGTGCATAGATCTGTAGCTTGCTTCTGCGAATTTGTCGAATTCGCAGTGCCCTATGCATTCATGATTTGCTAGTTCCAAACCTCTTGTGAACCCCCCCACTCCAGAGAAGAAGTCAATAAATTTCATATATATATTTTCCCTTTCATATATAAAGGCGGCAGCTGATTGGAGTTTCTTCATGACCGATACAAGTTTGATTTGCTTATTATAGAGGTAAATATTTGCTACCGCCCTTATAGCTTTTTAAGGATGGAGCGCAACTCCATCTATGTTGATTGCGTTCTTCTGTTCCCATTTTTCTTCATGGGCACTCTTATTCTCCGCACGTTCTCGCAGTTTGATTTCCCATTCCAGATACTGCTGCGCTTTTTTTAAATCTTCTAGTCCGTTCTTTTTGTCGGCTCTCATTAGATACTTGAGGGCGCAGCCTCGGCAATGTTTTCTGAATCCCTCATCACCTAGCACCGCCCTAACTACATCTATGCTCTCAACTCCGTTTAGATTTAAATCATAATGTGCTGGTGTTTTCACACTGTCATTTTCTTTTGGCATTCTCGATTCTCGCTTTCTGCCCAACAGCTTGTAATTCATTATTTCCGCAGTTTCGATGCGCATGCCATCCTTTATTTGCATCAGCATAACTTCAACATCTGCAACTTCTTCTTTGATTGCGTTGATATCATCTTTCGCAAGTGCTTGGATCAGTTCTGATAATTCTTCAATCATCTTCATCTTCTGTGCTTTTAGCCCATAATGGGCGAGCATAAATCTTGCCATCTCTTCATTCCTTGCCTCGATATATTCTTTGCTCGTTATCATCTAATCATCCTTTCCGCTGCCGCTTTTGCCTCTGCGAAACTTGAATACTTATGTTTTGTTCTCTTTCCATCTTTTAAAATATAAATGCCCTTTGTTTCATAGCGACTACCACCGATAGTTCTGATTGCTTTTTCCTCTGATTCAATGCGGATCATGCTTGCGCACCCCGTTGGCGCATATAGTGTTACTTTCAAACCGAGATTTTCTAAATAATCTTCGCGCAACACCTTCCATTTGATATCATTCATTGCAGCTCTCCTCGATTAGCTTGTTCATAAATTTAATTCCAGCCGTGAAGCCTGTTTGCAGCACATGCAACTCTTCAATTGTTGGCTGTCTTCTGTTTTCAAGCATGAATTCGCTGGCTAAAAATTCAACTGATGCTCTGTCGTATTCGTCAGCTTCATATATAACTTCATTCTCGTTCATTTTCTTTCTCCAGATAATTGATTTCGCCACTCCATATCTTTTCTTCCAAAGCTTCGCGCTCTTCAATCTGTGATTCGATGATTGATATAATGCCTCTGATATGCTCCGCAATTATTGGCGATTTCACATGCTTTAATTGCGACTTGTAACGCTCTAGCTTGATTTCTTCCATGCGATTTTTAAAAATAAGCTCCCTCATTTTTAATCGCCCCATTTTGTCATAGTTGCAATGCCAATCATCGTTATGCTCACATGCCTTGCAACACTTATCGCACACATCGCCTCTGATTCGTCTGCACCATCTAAATGCTCGATTTTCGCCCGGTGTTCCGTGTTCCCAGCCGCATGCATCGCATTCAGCTTTGCCCTTCATTATTTATCGCTTCCAATCGCTGCCAAAAATGCGATTGTTACGCAAATTAGTGTTGTGATAACAACTGCTGTCCAATTCATATTGTTTCCTCCTTATAAGTAGTTGCGACCGATGAGCAACATCCATGCTCTTCTCGCTTGTTCTTTTGTATAACCTTCATCAATTAATTGCGATTCATACTGCTGTTGATAGTGTTTTTTCAGCCTTTCATTTTCAGCCTTCGCCCACTCTGTCGAGTTGCTGTGTAGCTCTTCATGGTGTGCTCTGCACACATCAACTTGAAACTCATTGTCGATACTAATTTGACGATTTGAGCCGCCAAATACCTCATGTCGCTCTGCGTATGGTTTTCCACAGTATGCACAAAATCTGTTCGCCTTGTCTTTCCAGCCATTCGACTTCTTTTTCTTTTTCGTGCTTTTAGGCTTTGGATAGGCGCAGTTATCGTAATAGTTCCCCTTCATTTACACACACACCACAGGAAGAAGGATTGTTGCGATCACTCCGATATCGAACATCAAGAATAATATGTTCGATATTTCGTATCGCTGGCGGTAGTGCATCCACATGGCTGCGATGCCAAGTATCAGCGATATAATCAGCATTAACATTGCTATCATCATTTCATTTCCTCCTGGTGTTTCTCTTTCCACTCTACTTCCTCAATCATCTTGTTGAGGTCCTCGCGTTCTCTCTTTAAATCTTCAATCGTCGAATACAAGAGACTTGCTGTTCCCGTCTGATAATCTTCGCGCGCCTCTTCGGCTTTCTCGTCAATTACCTCAATTTGCGTTTCGATATGCGCTTTCGCATAATGCAAAATTCGTAGCTGTTCCATCGTGCCCCTCCTGTCTTAAATCATCATTTGATTTGTTTGCTTCTTCACTCGCTTGATGTCGATTTTGTCATTCTTTCTCGTTATCGTTATTTCGCTGTTTGCGATATTGATTTTCGATTTATCGATCACATTAGCTCTTATGAGCTCGCATGTTTTCTTCACAAGTTCGATGCCAGAATTGCACAATGGCTGTAGTTGCATCTCCCTCGATTGCTCACCACATAACATTTCAACATTTGCATTCATGAGCCTGTGCCACTTCTCTTCATTCTCACAATCACATCTTGCTGTTGCGATTTCATCTGCTTCCTCTTGTGTTTCTGCTGCAACTAAATGTAGTTGCCCACAATCTCTGCAAAATCCTTCCATGTTGTACTCCTCTCTATATACGTTGTGATATAATCAATTAAAATTCTTATTTTGTTTGTTATTCGAGGTGTTTTATGAAGTCAAAGATAAGAAAATATGTTCTTAATCATCTAACTGATGATAACCACCATTTTGAACTTGATTCTGAATGTGCAGATTCTTTGGGAATCAGTTTCGATGAACTTCGCTCCATTCTTCTTCAATTAAGTTCAGAGGGTGCTTTTTCAGCATTTGATTACGGTGATGCTGTGTTGTGCGAAAGATTCCCACCTTGCACAGTTCCTTATAATCAAGAATCTTAGTTTTATCTCTGGAGGGCAAACAGCCCTCCTATTTTCTTGACCTATATACAACTCCACCCTCTTTTTTTATCCAATTATTAATCTCTGTTTTATCTTTATCACTTACAGATTCATTCGTCGCTAAAATATGTATGTGGGATTTCCCACGAGGACAAGACACGATCACTATCGCTTCTCGTTCAGTTACTGCTCCTATAAAATCTGCTATCTCTTGCGCAACCTCTTTATCAAGAAACCCTCTAAATGCTGTACTTCTATATTTCCCCATGATTTGCCTCCCTTCTTCTAATTGCAGCCAATTGCATATAAAAACACCCACAACATAGGTATTAGAAGAGCAATTCCCCCCCCAGCAATTACTTCTGTGATTTGGAATTCGCCTTGCTCATCAGAGCACATGCATTTTAATGCTTCTTTAAATTCTTTCATTTTCAGACTCCTTTTCTTCTAATGCCTCACAGGCTTGCTCTATCGCATTGCGATATCCTATGCAATATGCAGCTCTGATAAGTGATTCATCTTCTCTTGTGATGTGCCTCTCTTGCGATAAGCACTTGATTGTTATCTTCTTATTCGCCTTGTAGTTCTGATATGCATACTCTGCTACATCGTATTTTGACAATTACACACACCGCCTCTTGTTCATAAGCTGCTCTGCTACATCTGAAGCAAGGTATTGTTTCTTCTTTCCATCAAAGATGAATTCGCAGCCTTGCATGAGGTTATTAGCATAATCTCGCGACTTGCCAAGATACTTGGCTATATCTGATAGACAAGGCCAATTGCCTATTTCCCTCTTTATATCTTTCGTAATTGTCTGCTTATCCATCTTTCAGCCTCTTCATCTGACCACTTTTAGTGGGTGTTTTAATCAAAAAAAATATATTGCACTGTTACACCAAAATAATTGGCAATTGCAGTTTTTACATCATCGCGTGGATTTCGCACACCTAACTCATATGCATTATATGAACTCTTTGAGATTCTAACACTATTCGCAACTTCAACTTGTGTTACACCTTTATTTTTTCTTAACTCTTTTAGTTTATTGCTATACATGTTGTTTTCCCTCTCTTTCTCAATAACAAGTATAAGTCCATTCATAGTGGGTGTCAAGTACTTTTTTCCACTTTTAGTGATTTTTTATTGCTTTTATTCCACTTTAGGTGTACTTTATATGTGGGTATATAAGGAAGGGAAATTGCAAAATGGAATTTAAAGATGTTTTAAAAGAATTAAGAATAAAGCGCGGTTATTCGCAAGTTTCTCTTGCAAAGGCGCTCGGAGTTTCAAAATCGTTAATTGGTGCATATGAAACAGGTGATCGCAAGCCAAGTTTTGAGAGCCAAGAAGAGATTGCTGATTTTTTCAATGTATCTATTGATTATTTGCTCGGTAGAGAAAATAAATCAACGTATTATTTAGATCCAGATGCAGCAGAAGCCGCTAAAGAGATGTACGAGCGCCCAGAATTAAAGGTGCTATTTGATGCTTCGCGCAATGTGACTAAAGAAGATATATTGAGCGTTGCTTCTATTCTTGAAAAGTTAAAAAAAGACCAATTCGGAGATGAAGATTAATGAACTGCATTCAAGTTAAATTCATTGACCTTCCGCATCGTGTGCATGGTGTTACAACTTATTGCATAGATGCGAATGGTGAGATTTTTTACACTATTATTTTAAATGCCAGAGATACCGCAGAGCGGCACCGCTCATCTTATGCACACGAGCTGGAGCATATCAGCAACTGTGATTTCTCTTCTATGATGTCTATTGATGAGCTTGAGGGATTAAGGCATCACACAACAGCATCACCACTGTGCGTTTAGGTAATTGATTGTCGTTTATAGAGTGTTGGGACCTGCTCTGTGTTTAAGAAAGGATGAGAATATTATGAAGAAATTAATCACTCTATTAGTAATTCTAGCCGTTGTATTTGGAACGACAGCTTGCAATAGCAAGCAGAAAGCATCCAAGCCAAAGAAGCCATATAACCTAACTGGCGAGTGGAAGCAAGTCAACGGAGACGAAGATGGATGGCAGCAAGCGACCGTTACAGATGATACTATTGAGATCTATTGGATGAGCGATGACACGAAGGCTCTATATTGGTCTGGAACGTATGAAAAGCCAACAAAACATACGAAGGTTTATAAATGGACTTCAACAGCTAATAAAGAAAAGCATGAAAGCTCTTTATTGGCATCTCAAGACGATACAAAAGAATTTACTTACGACGGCAAATATATCAAATACAAAGCCTCTGCAATGGGTGTAGAAAAGACAATAAAGCTTGAAAAGGTGAAAAAGTAAATAAAAAAACATATTTATATATTGACTTTTTGTGTCTGGAGTGGTACACTTCGTGTACATTAATAATAAAGTTTATTTTGCTCTAGATAGTAGGCAACCCGCGGATATGGGTGTGGCTGAGGTCTAGAGCTTTTAATTTTAGGAGGTATTAATGAACAAAACAGCTATATTTGTTGATGGTGGTTTTTATAGAAAAAGAGCCGCAACTCGTTGGGGACATAAAGAACCTAAATCAAGAGCCAACGAATTATACGCCTATTGTATGTCGCATATACAAAAGGTTAGAACAAATGATGTTTATATTTATTCTGATAATAAACAACTTCATCCAAAGGACTGCGTTGGTTCTGATAGACAACTTTATAGAATATTCTATTATGACTGTAATCCATTATCCAAGGTTGTCTATCATCCTTATTTAAAGAAAAATATAGATTTTGAGAAAACAGATACATATAAATGGACACTGGAATTCTTTAGTTACCTCAAGGAGCAGCGAAAAATGTGTCTTCGTAAAGGTTATCTGCTTGATTCCGGTGCGACCTTCGCAATTAAGCCAGACAGAATGAAAGCTTTATTACATAACCAAATCACACTAGATGATTTAACAGAGATGGATTTTTCTCCTAGCTGGAGGCAAAAAGGTGTAGATATGAAATTAGGAATTGACATAGCATCTCTTGCATACAGAAGACAAGTTGACCAAATAATTTTAATTGCAGGAGATAGTGATTTTGTTCCAGCGGCAAAGGTTGCTCGTCGCGAAGGCATTGATGTTATACTTGATCCAATGGGCATGTCAAGTATTGCCGATTCTTTAAAAGAACATATTGATGGAGTTCAAACATGTTGGGTAAAGAATAATGTGAAAAAGAATGAAAGCCTGTCAGCGGAAAAGAAATCTGAAGTAACAGAAGACGACGAAATCGAAGAATAAAAAAACAACTTTTTATTTAATCGAGGTCCTTAATGATTACTAAAACATTTACATACAATGGCAAGCGCTATTTTGTGCGCGGAAAAACCGAGCGTGCTGCTATCGAAAAGCTCATTTTGAAGAAACAGGCGCTTGAGCGCGATGAGGTGCTGAATCCAGCAAGGCGCACTGTTGCATCATGGGCGCTTGAATGCGTTGATACCTACAAGGTAAATCAGAGCGAAATAACACGCGAGAAGTATTTGCAGAAGCTAAAATCATATGTGCTCAATGAGATTGGTGCTTTATTGATTAAGGATGTAACTCCTATCATGTGTCAGCGCGTTTTGAATTTAAAAGGCTCTAAATCAAAAGCAACTATCAATGATACATATCAGATGCTGCGTTTTATTTTCAAATATGCGAAAATCAACAAGCTAATCAATATAGATCCTACTGAAAATCTTGTAAAGCCTTCTGGCTATTACAATCCTAGACGCTCATTAACTACATCAGAAGAACAGCACTTCTTGAATGTACTTAATCAACATTATGTGCCCGTATATTTCGCATTGATGTATTATGCGGGATGCCGCCCTTCCGAAGCCTCTGCAGTTGAATTTCGTGATATAGTCATGCGAGATGGTGAGCGATATTTACATATTCGCGGAACTAAAACAAAGGCAGCAGATAGATATGTGCCTATCGTTGATGGCCTCGCTAAATTGTTACCGCGCAAATTATCTCCGTTCGAATTGCTTTGCAAAAATCAGCAAGGCAAAGAACTGAACAAGGATAATAAGCGGAGAGCCTGGGCGCACTTATCTAGGCTAATGAATATAGATATGGGGTGCAAGGTATATCGCAATGAACTCTTGCCGCCTTATCCTCTCGCAACTGATATATCTGCATACTCTTTGCGCCATACATTCTGCACCAACTTACAGAAGCGCGGTGTTGATATCCGAACAGCTCAATATCTAATGGGCCATGCCGATATAGCTATGACTGCCAACATATATACACACGTTGATTTCGAGCTAATAAATCAAGCTGCTGCATTGATGTGATTTCTGGTGTTGCACTTCCTCTTCAGCGCGTTGAAATATCAATAATCTCTGTTGTACTCCTAAAGCGGGTGTCGGAGGTTCGAATCCTCTTCGGGACACCACCTCAAAACACTGCAATTCTAACGAGTTGCGGTGTTTTTCTTTTGCTTGTCTAACTCGTGTTATTGCCGATATTTGCCGATATTGGTGTTGCACCTAATGTTGCACCAATTGTACGCAATTGTTTGAGACACTTTCAGAAAGTTTTAAAAAATATGTTGACAATGTTCGACAATAGGTGTATACTGTAGACAAGTTAAGAGGAGAGCGAAATGCTCAAGGAGGATAAAACGATGGAAAGAACTATATACGCAATATACAGATACGACAAGGAATTGAGCAGAAGATTTAAAAGGGACGAAATAAAGAATTATATACCGGGAAGTATAATAGGCTGTGAAGATGGCGCTGAACTTTTGGCACAGTTTGAGAATTTAGACGATGCAAAAAAGGCTTTTGCTGAATATCATTCTAATTATGGTTATGTCGGTGAAAACTTGGAAATTGAGGAGATTTATTTACAATCACAAGTTGTAGATGAGGACGGAGATTTTATATCTAATACTAATGAGATTGGCGAGTTTGCACCACTTGACAAATATTCACTAGAACAATATCACTGTGATAAGTTCCGCAACAAGTACGGAATACCTGAACATATGACGGTTACGGCTGAAAATGGCGATTATATAATCGGTGATATGTTCGGTTGGGACGAATGCTTTGATGGTAATGATTTTTATCAGTACGTTGTGACCTCTGACGGTGTGTATAAGGCATATTATGACGTTGATAATGATACGATCATTGAAGATTTAGATTATTCAAAAGCTACACGCATTGAATTAATTGATTTTGACGATATCGTCGATTTTATTTAAAGAGAGGGAATATTATGGGAGAAGAGAAGAGAACAGAAAGAGTGGCGGTAAGACTTACACCGTCACTCAAGGAGGCAGTAACAGAGCTAGCCTCTAGCGAAAATAGGTCGCTCAGTAACTACATAGAGTTGCTAGTGAGCGAAAAGGTTGAAGAGTTAAAGAAATAAAAAAGAGCGGGCCTGCGACTGGCTCGCTCTTCTTCACTATTATCACAATAGGAGGTCAATTTTGCAATAAAAAAGAGAGACTTAATCGTCTCTCTTTTCATCGTAAATACATAATTAATATGTTTCAGCTTTTGAGTCTTCAACGACTGCTCTTTCTAATAATTCAAGAACATATATGGGGGCTTTTCTACGACCACTCTCCCAATCTTGAATTGTCCTTACAGGTATGTTGTATCTTTTGCCAAATGCTGATTGTGATAATCCAAGAAGCTTTCGCATTTCCTTTAGTTCCATTATAGCTATCTCCTTTTTAAAGTAACAATGATAGAACAGATTGATAATACAATCGCTATGCTACTTAATGTTATTGCTAATATCTTCATTTTATCTTTTTTTAGATGAGCGGGGGATTGTGTTATCCCCCTTGCCTTAACCATATCTTATTGCTATAATCAATGTAGCTATGGACGCTATCAAATTGATAGTTGCAGTGATGAGGTTAAGCATTTCAGCCTTGTTGCTGCTTTTTTTCTTTCTCATCTTTCTACCTCCTTTCTGTAATTATATTAACACGCATTGCCGTATATGTCAATAGTTTTATTAATATTTTT